ACTTGGGCTCGAGAGTGTCAAGTAGACTAAGTGTGAACGGTTAATGGTGGTTCGATTCCACCCACACTACTAAAATATATAGATATGAAAATGATAAATAAAATTACGGGTGAAGACGTAACTAAGTACGTCATAGGTTTACTAGAAGGTTTAATTACTCAAGATGAGTTTGAAGAACTAACAATGTTAACAAAATAAATACGATTACTAATGGATAATATAACTGATATGAAAATTAAATTAAAAGAACTAGAAGCACTATTAATCAGTCACGACTGGTATTATATGATGAGTGATGACAACCGTTGGTATAAACAAGGTAGAAAATCATTTGAATTAATAACTAAACTAATGTTCGAGTTGAAAGACGGTGGTTATTACACCGAAGCGAACGAGTTGTATGATAAATATAGTAAATAATATGACAGTAACAATTAATCAAATCGGTAAAACTTACAAGGTAAGTGACGATGACAAAGTAGAAGTAACTCATAACCACGATGCTATAGTGTCTGTATGTGGTGAATATTACAAAAACAAGTACACAGGCGAGTGGTTAAGTGAGTTAGAAGCCGAGCAGGCAATGATAGATAAATATGAAGAAGATGAATCTAATAAATACTATTAAAATATGAGCGATAAAACTAAAACAGTAATTAGCTACTTTATAATGTATATAGGCTTTTTAGCGATTGTAGGAAGTACAATATATAACCTTATAGTATACTAAAATGTGGGAGTGGATTATATTAATAGGGGCCTGCTTGGTCCTGTTTAACTTATTTAAAGACGATAACTATTATGAATAAAATTAAATTAACAGTAGCTGCGTTTCTACTATGTGGAGCGAGCTATGCCCAGTGTACTTCTGGGATAACAAAGGTAGAAAATGACTCAATAACTAAGCGTTTTGCGTATGTAGAATCTGTAAACACTATAGAAGATATGATAGAGTGGATGCGTTGGGATATTGAAACTGGCGCTGTAGATAAAGGCGTTGGTGAATTATACATAGAAAATATGCTAAATTTAATATCAAGACTAGAAGATATTAACGCTGGATATGTATATTTACAACAATAATACGATTAGCAATTGATATTATATATGACAAAAGCTTATTAAATATGAACAACTATTGTAAATGCGGTGAGCCCGTACACCCAGTTAGACAAAAATACGGGTACAAAACATGTGTTAGTTGTAGTAATGTAGAGCGTGTCGCATCGGCACCTATTACTAATCATAAAACAGGTAATACAATACAAATAGTATCGCAAGCACAGTCTATAGCGATACATAAGGCAAGTCGCCGTAAAGGTTACGGTACATGTCTTAGATAATAAAGTAGGTGGCATCACTGCGTAAAGTTACCGCAACCCGGCTCACCGGAAATCGGTTCCTACTTTATAATATACGAGCGTGGCGCGTGAGATGTGTTCAGCGAATAAAGAACAATGGCAAGTACAGTAAGACCGAAAACGTCTGTTCTTACTCACTTGGCCACCTCGTTTTTATTAACTATTAAATTAAATACTATGAATACATTAACAGTATTAGACTTTGAAGACGGCTTAGTATATCAGTATATTATAGAGACTGATAAAGAATTACAAACAAAAGACTTTGAAGATATTATAATTGAACAAGGTCATAAACTAGATAATTGTGAGTGGATGTCTCACGCTGACGGAAGAATTAACTTAAATAAAATTGAATTGTATGAAAAACACTAACGAAATCGAAAAGCAATTACAGCGCAAAGCTGATGATTATTTAGAGCAAAAAGCAAAAGAAATAGAAAACATACTGAAAGAAGTTAGAGACTTTGCAGGTGTAAGAGGTAGTTTTTATGACTATATTGCAGACCTTAACAAGTTTAAACACACTAACACGCCAAAAGCAGATGATGCTTGCAAGTATACAGACTTTAGTAACATGAAAGGTAAGTTTCACAAAGAGTTAATGCTTAATTATAAAGATGCTTTAGTAGCTAAATACACAAAAGAATTAATCGCTAAACTAGAAATATTTGACTAATATGAAATACAAAGTAACAACAGTTACCGAAGCGTTTCAAGTTTTTGATATGCTCGGTATTAAAAACGTCTCAACAAGACGACAAAAGAAAAACGGTACACAGGTATATGAACTACCTATACAACAAATGTGGCAGACGTGTAATCCAAAACCTCTGCGTTTTGCTTGTTATAGAACAGGTTATGTACGTAATGTAAGTGAGTACAACTCAAGTGCTTATCAAATTAACAAAACTAGAAAAGTATCAACACGAACAAGTGGCTATGCTTATGACACAATTGAGCGTATACTAATACATAACTACGACGAGCGAATAGTATACTTAGCTAATTTTATACTAAAAAACTACTATCAAAAGCCTACATACTTAATAAACGACTATGTTATTGAGTGTTTGAAAGAAGCTTATCTTGAGCAAAACAAAACAGGTTTACCATGGGGCGACTCTGTTCACCCAGATTCTACACCAGAAAACGACATACAAGTAATTATTAACGGGCATAGATATAACTTGTCATGAAAGTAAAGTTAGATAAAGAAACTTTAAAAGCTATATGGGATGCTAGTAGGCCTAACGTAGAGCGTAATAAAAAGAAGTATAACCGTAAAAAAAAGCATAAAAATGAAGAAAAGAAAACTTAATAGCAAAAATCCAAAGTATAGAACATTAGCAGAAGTAAAAGCTAACGAAAAACCTATAGATAAACAAGTATTAATTAAAGATATTAAAGGTGCTAAAGTATATGCTACCTTTTACAAACAAGATACGAATACCAACTGATAATATTATAAACCAATTAAATTAAACCATTATGACAAAAGAAGAATTAGAGGTTAAAATCTCAACGTTACAAACTCTTGTAACACAAAAAAATGAAGAGCTATCAGAATACACTGCTCAAATCCAAAGACTTAACGACGAGTTGCAAGACTTAAACAAACCAAAACTTACAGGGTTACAGCTCGACTTTCTACACGAAGCTATAGAGAAAGGCATTGATGCGTTTGACTTTGATGATCAAGACAACTACGACACTGATTTTCACATTGACTATGACAACAGAATAGCTATTGAAAGTATGTCGTTTCAAAATGCCGACGAGTTAACGCGTGTAGTTTATGACGAGGTACGTGAGCTATTCGCTGAGATTAAAGAAAATGATAATCAATTAAACCAAGACTAATATGAAAACACTATGGCAACGACTTAAACCGGAAGTTAAACAAACTTTAAATGAGCAAGAAGAAAAATATCCTTCAATGGTTAAAGGTATTAAAATAGCATTGAAAGATAATTTTATATGGTCGCATTTATCAATCGGCGAAGTAAGAGATATTATTTACTTCACAGATTATACTTATGCTAGCTTGTCTAGCTACGACTGGTCTTACGGCGAAAAATTTATTATTGAAGATGACGAGTAAAGAAGTAAAACAATATATAAAAGATCTTGGTTATGAGCCAAGACACAACGTAGATGCTATATCTCATGCAGCTAATGAAGTTGCATACTTATATAGCAGTAGCACAACAGCTGAACAAGTTGTTGAATTTATGCTAACAAACAAACCAATACCAACGCTAGCAACTCATAGCTATGGCTTTCACACGCGTAGCGGTAGAGGTTTACGAGAACTATTTACAGAAAATTATAACAGTTATATAAGAAACAATGGCGACTAGAGCATTAATATGTTTTGCTAAACGTGAAGACAAAGTATCGTTTAGCGATTTTAAACTATATGACGACTGTGGCAGGCAAAGAGTTACACACCAAATATATCATCACTATGATGGTTCGCCTGAATTTTTAGGTGTTGCACTAGCAGATTTTATTCGCAACGTTGGTGATAAACACAACGGTGTAGACTGTTTTGCAGCACAGTTATTAACACACTTAAAACTAGGTGTACATTACGGTAAAGTTAGCAATGACTCACACAATGTATATTTAGAAACACCAGGCGCTGAGCACGGTGATCTTGACTATACATATTATTTATGGTGGGGTAAAGGTGAAATATGGATAAGTATATTTAGATATGATCATACTACACCTCAAAACTGTATATTCGTAGGTCAAGCACGTAATCTTATATTTAAATACAAACTAAACACGAACGCTAATGGATAATATGAACGATAAACAAATGAGACAACTAGCTCAATATGTAGCTGAAGATCTTACTAAAAGAATTTATGGCATTGCAAACCCAGGTAATGAAAACAATGATATGATGTGGTATGCTGACAGAGATGATGATCACGCTGTCGGTGAGTTAGCTAGGCTAATGACATTATTAAACTTGTATCAAGAGCGTGAAGAGTATGAAAAATGCCACTTAATAAACAAACATATTAAAAAATTAGAAAAAATAGTAGAAAACTTATGATGAGAAAAAAACCAATGCTAGCATATCCTGTTAGCGACAAACCAATTGATTATACCCAACCTGTATTCATGCAACCAAAGCTTGATGGCGTACGTTGTCTTATACAAGCAGAAAAAAGAGGTGACAAAAGCCAGTTAGGCTACTTAAAAGTTAAAGCATATTCACGTACAGGTAAAGAGTGGTTAAATATTGACCACATACTAAAAAGTCTTACGCCTTTTTTCGATAAACATCCTAATGTTATACTCGATGGCGAGCTATACAATCATGCTCTCAAAGATGACTTTGAAAAAATTATATCCTGTGTGCGTAAACAAAAGCCTACAGATATTGACAGAGCTGAGTCACGCAAGCTTGTACAGTTTCACTGTTACGATATTGTAGATGAAACAATGCCGTTTAATGAGCGCTACAAATTTGTAGATTTTAATCTAAAAGATCCTTCTATATATGGCATTAGAACTGTACAAACGCACGAAGTTCATGCAGAAAAATATGCCCATCAACTACACGATACGTTCTTAAACAATGGCTTTGAAGGCTCTATATTACGTACTAACGATGTATACAAATGTGGTAGATCATGGTCACTACGTAAGTTCAAAGACTTTCACGATGATGAAGCTGTAATAATCGACTGGGTCGAAGGTAAAGGCAAGCGTGTCGGTACTATTGGCAAGTTTATCGCGCAAGATCATGCTGGTAACATATTCGGCATGCCAGTCATGGATAATTTCAAAAAGTTACAAACAAATTTCAAACAGATGCAAAGTTGGGTTGGCGAAATAGCTACGTTCACATACTTCGAGCGTACAAAAGCTGGCAGCTATAGACATCCGTTGTTTAAAGCAATACGTAATTATGAATAAAAAACTTAAAAATCGAATAAAAGAATTTAACAAAATTAAATATCCTAATGATAATTCTAAAAGAATTATTATAGCATCGTTAAATACAGAGATTAAAAAACTAAAGTGGGGTGTGACACAAGCCTCTAAGAATAAATAATAACAGGCTAATGTCATACGAAAGAAACCTAACATACCTAAACAATAAGCGTTTAATATACAGGCGGCATCCAATATCAGATAAACCAGACATCGATACTAAAGAGTTTATGTACTTTCAAAACGGTACTCATCAATGCTACGAGCTATTTAGATCAACAGCAAAGATTACTACATACCGTTCACTTAAATGGCATTTACTAGTACTTTGGTATTTAAACCCTAACCTCAATCAAGATGACTTTATACAACTAGCAGAATATATAGTACACAAGCCAAATGGCTTTGTAAGTTTTAACGTATCAGAACG